TTGACCTGGTGAAGGGCGACCGCCGCATGGCCGCCTTCGTACATCCCCGCGTCGGCGGGCAGGTGCTCAAGGCCAACGGCTTTAGCACCGAGAGCTACAAGCCGCCCCTGATCAATCCTTACGACGTGACCACGGCAGACCAGCACATGACCCGCCTGCCCGGCGAGGACCTGTACAGCGGCATGACCCCGGCCCAGCGCGCGGCCCGCAAACTGATGGATGAGTACAACCGCCTGAACGACGCCACCACGCGCCGCGAGGAGTGGATGTGCGTGCAGGCCATCGTCACCGGCCAAATCCCCATCGTCGGCCCCGGCGTGAACGAGGTGATCGACTTCGGCTTCACCAACAAGATCAAGCTGGATGGCACGAAGCAGTGGGGCAAGACTGCTGCCAAGCCCATCGAGGACCTGGAAGACTGGACCGAGAAGGTGCTGACCGGCGGCTTCACCAACGTGGACCGCGTGATCATGGGCAAGGCTGCTCTGCGCGCCTTCATCAACGACGAGAAGGTGCAGAAGCTCCTTGACAACCGCCGCATCAACATCGGCGGCTACGACCCCCGCGACCTGCCTAACGGCGTGAAGTATTACGGCCATCTGACCAGCCCGAACATCGACCTGTATACCTACGGCGAGGTGTATCTGGACGACTGGACCGACCCTGAGACCCCGGCTGTGAAGCCTCTGGTCCCGGAGAACGTGGTCATTCTGATCTCCGGCCAGTCGAACTTCATGCTGGCCTACGGCGCGTGCACCTACATCGAGGACAGCACGCAGCAGTGGGTGACGGCGGAGACCAGCCGCCTGCTGCGCAGCTATGTGGAGCATCACCCCGACCGCCGCATGGTGGAGCTGCAGGCCCATCCGCTGCCTATCCCCGACAAGGTGGATAGCTGGCTGGTGGCCGAAGTGTGCTGAGATGGCACTGTTCGAGCTGAAACAGGACTATGGGAATGAGGCGGAGGGGCTGCCCCCTCCGCCTACGTTCAAGGACTGCGCGGCGGCGGACATCGACACCGTGTTTTTCAACGGCAACGAGCACGCCGACCGGCACATCATCGACGGCAAGGACGTTCTTGTGGTGATCGTGGAAGGCGGCACGCGGGAGCATAATTCACACTGGGAGGCGGGAGCCAAGCAGAACTTCGACACCGGACTGTACAAGGCGCACACCATCCTGTACATCCGCACGGAGGACTACGGGCCGAAGCCGAAGGTGGGAAAGCCGCTGGTGATGGACGCCGGGACGGACCATAAGCGCACCTTCGACATTATGAAGTGCGAGGAGGAGTGCGGGGTCTTCCGCATGACGCTACAGAGGACGAGACAATGAGCAACGTGCGATATAACGCGGGAACCATGACCATCGAGGTCGATGGTCTGGACGATGTGAGCGCGGTGCTGGGCGACCTGCGGAAGAAGACCCCGGCGGTGGCGAAGGTAGCCATCAACGCCACGGCCCGGCAGGCCCGCAAGCTGATGATTGCGGAGGCGAAGGCCCGGTACGCGGTGAACAGCGCGGGCAAGCGGCACCTGAGCGACTTGGTGCAGCGCAAGAAGGCCAGCAACAGCAGCCTGAGCGCGGAGCTGCGCATCGCAAGCTACCGCAACGACCTGGGCTATTTCCAGACCAGGCCGAACCGCCCCTTCATGGGGCATGACGTGGCGCAGGCCCCGGAGTATTTCACGGCCCGCGTGCTGAAAACCTCCCCCATGAAGGCGCTGACCGGCAAGGGCCGGTTAAGCAAGGGCTTCCTGGTGGAGTTCAAGAGCGGGCACGTGGGCATGGTGCAGCGCATCGTGGGCACGGGGCGCTTCTACTACACCGTGCGCAGCGGCGCACCGAGCACCAGCGACAAGATGCAGACCATGGGCAGCCCCAGCGCGGCGGCGATGCACTCGACCATCTGGCCGGAAGTGGAGCCGGAGGTGGAGCTGTTCCTGGCGGCAAAGCTGACCGAGCGGGCCGAGCAGGTCTTGGCACGGGCAAAGAGAAAGGCGTGAGGACATGAAAGAAGCGATGAAAGTGGGCATCGGCCAAACGCCGCAGCTCTGCCAGGACGCATTGATCGAGATGCTGCGCGAGCTGTTCGCCGGGAAGAAGTACAACGGCCAGGAGGGGCGGAAGCCGCTTGCGATCTTCAAGCAGGACCTTCCCATCCCGGAGGAGAACGACGTGGACGCCGACACCGACGTGGCGCACGCGCCCTACATCGTGGTACGCATGACCGGCGGAGAGATCGCGGACGATAAAAGCCCGCAGACGGTGGAGTTCAGCCTGATCATCTGCGCCTATGACACCGGCATCGAGCGGGCAGGCTTTCAGGATGTTGCCAACATCAAGGAGGACATCGTGCAGAGAGCGTGCACCGCGCCGTACTTCGGCGGGGCCTTCACCATCCTAAAGCCTATCGCCTGGGCCTTGCAGCAGGACGACACAGCCCCGTACTACTACGGAGCCGTGACCATGAACTGTACGGCTCCGGCCATGACCCAAGACACCGAATTGGAGGGACTGCTATGAGCAAGAGAACAGAACCACGAGCGGCGGATATGGCCGCGCCTATGAGCGAAGCCGCTGCGGCGGCGGAGGTCAAGACTGCCGTTCCCATGGAGCGGGAGGTCAAGACCGGCCCCGTCGTCTACTGCGGCCCCAGCGTGCGCGGCGTCGCCAGACAGTACACCGTGTACGCGGGCACCATTCCTGCCGCGCTGGCAGACTTCATTCAGGCCCACCCGGCGGCCAAAGGGCTACTGGTGAGCGTGGGCCGTTTCGCCCAGGTAAGAAGCAACTTGGGCAGGAGCGGGACGGCGGAGGCCATCCTGTTCCAGAAAATCAAATCCGAATTGTAAGAAGGAGGAAAGAACGTATGTATCGACATGGCATTTACGTCAGCGAGCAGGAAACCAGCATGATTGCTCCGCTGAACGGAACAGCCGGTTTGCAGGTCGTGATCGGGACCGCCCCGGTGCATCTGCTGGCGGACCCGGCTGCGGCCATCAATAAGCCTCTGCTGGTGTACAGCAAGGCGGAAGCCATCGCTGCCGTTGGGTACAGCGACGACTTTGCGAGCTTCACCCTCTGCGAAGCAATCTCCGCATCGTTCGCGGTGGTGAACGTGGCTCCCCTGGTGCTGATCAATGTGCTGGACCCGGCCAAGCACTCCGCCGAGATGGAGGAGAAGACCGTGCAGATCAACAGCGGCGTGGCCGTGGTGGAGGAGACGGGCGTGCTCCTGAACGCTCTGGTGGTGAAAAACGGCGAGGAGACGCTGACCGCCGAGGAGGACTACACCGCCGTTTATAACGCAGACGGCACCGTGAGCATCGTCCTGATCGAGGGCGGCAAGGCCGACGGCGCGACTAACCTGACCGTTTCCGGCAAGAAGGTGGACGCCAGCAAAGTGACCGCTGCCGACATTGTGGGCGGCGTGGACGCGGCCACCGGCGAGGAGACCGGCCTGGAAGTCGTGCGCCAGGTCTATCCCAAGCTGGGCATGACCCCCGGCATCCTGACGGCTCCCCGTTTCAGCGCCAACGCCACCGTGAGCGCGGCACTGCAGGCGAAGACGAAGGAGATCAACGGCGTATTCAAGTGCGTGTGCATCGCGGACGTGGACAGCGGCGCGGACGGCGCGCGCAAGTACGCGGACGTGAAGGAACAGAAGGAACGCCAGGCTTTGACCGACCCGAACGCCTACGGCGTGTGGGGCTACGGCAAGGTGGGAGACGTGATGTACAGCGGCTCCGCCCTGGCCTCTGCCCTGACCGCCTACACCGACGCGGCCAGCGACGACATCCCCAGCAACCCCGGCAACAAGACCATCGCCATCAGCGCCATGTGCCTTGCCGACGGCACCGAGGTCCTGCTGGACCAGGACCAGGCCAACGTGGTCAACAGCTACGGCGTGGCGACCTGGCTGAACATGAACGGCTTCCGCCTGTGGGGCAACCGCACCTGCGCCTATCCCGGCAACACGGACCCGAAGGACAGCTTTTTCTCCTGCCGCCGCTACATGAGCTGGCGCGCCAACAGCTTCATCCTGACGTACTTCCAGAAGGTGGACAGCCCTCTGAACAAGCGCCTGATCGAAGCCATCGTGGACAGCGAGAACGTGCGCGGCAACGGGTACGTCGCCATGGGCGTCGCCGCAAGGGACGAGATCGTGTACAACGAGGACGAGAACCCCGTCACCGACCTGATGAACGGCAAGATCACCTTCCACCAGTACATGACCCCGTACACCCCGGCGGAGGACATCGAGGACATCATCGAGTTCGACCCCGATGCGCTGGCAAGCGCACTGAGCTGATAAGGGAGGTAAGAAAACATGAGCATCAGCAACAACTACATCCCTGAGAAGATCAACGACTTCAACACCTATCTGGACGGCAATAAGATGATCGGCGTGGCCGCGTCTGTTACGCTGCCGGAGGTGAAGATGAAGACCAGCACCGTCTCCGGCGCTGGCATCAACGGCGAGATCGACAGCCCCACCATCGGCCAGTTCGAGGGCATGGAGCAGGAGATCGACTTCAACGTGCTGTACAGCAGCGCCATGGATATGCTCTCTCCCCTGTCCGTGGTGAACCTGACGCTGCGCGCCGCCCAGCAGGTCTACGACAAGACCGGCGGCTACGCCTTCAAGGGCCTGCGTGTGGTGGAGATGGGCCGCGTGAAGACCTTCAACCCCGGCAAGGTGGAGAAGGGCGAAGGCATGGAGGCCAAGGTGACGCTGGAATTGACCTATCTGCTGGTCGAGAACGACGGCTCTCCGCTGCTGGAAGTGGACAAGCTGAACGGCGTCTACAAGGTCAACGGCGTGGATATGCTGGCGGGCATCTCCGAGCTGACCTGATAAGGCCAGGAAGTCAAAAGCGAAACGAGCGGGCTCTACTCTCTGCACCGGCGGAGGGTAGGGCCTGCGCCATATTCAAAAATCGAAAGGAGCAGCACTATGAACGAAGAAAAGAACATGATGGCGGAGGCCAACGAGGAAACCGCGCAGACCACGCAGAGCGAGCGCGTGATCGACCTGGGCAAGCCCTACAAGTTCGAGGGCACGGAATACACTTCCATCGACCTGAGCGGACTGGATAAGCTGACGGTGAAGGACGCCATCGACGCCCAGCGCCAGCTTTTCAATGAGCGGGAGGTGGCCGCCGCTATGCTGTGCGAGACCACGACTGCGTTTGCAAGGGCCATCGCCGCGAAGGCGGCGGAGCTGCCCATCGAGTTTTTCAAGCTGATGCCGCGCGGGGCCAGCCGCAAGGTGGCCGGTGTCGTGCGCAACTACATGAACGTGGATGCCGCGACGGAGAACCACGTGATGCAGCTTGAGGAGCCGTATCACTTCAAGGGCCAGACCTACACGGAGGTGGACCTGAACGGCATCGCGGACCTGAACAGCATGAACGAGAGCGAGGCAGAGAACCGGCTGGCACGCGCTGGCTTTATGGTGACGGAGACCTCCTTCAACTACCTGTTCGCCTGCATCCTTGCGAGCATGGCGACGGGACTGCCGGAGGAGTTCTTCACGGGACTGCCGCTGCGCGAGGTGCTGAAACTGAAAAACGCGGTGAACGACAGCGGTTTTTTCGAGTAAAGGGCGGGGCGAAAGCCTTACGCCAAGCGGCCATCCGCCTGTCAGCGGTCACGAGAACGGGCGTGGACTTCTACCTGAAACTGCCCGTCGAGGAGTTTATCGCGCTGAATAACGAGGTGGCGGAGGAATGGCACAGAACAAAACATTAGAGTTAAGCATCAAGATTGCCGGTAAGGTAGACAAAAGCCTGACGACGGCGATTAACCAGACCAATACCCTGATGGGGAGCCTGACCACCACCATGAGCAAGGTGGGCACGGCGGGGCTTGCGGCCATGGGGGCGCTGGCAACGGCGACCGTAGCCGGACTTGCCAAGTGCACCTCCGAGGCCGCGAAGCTGGAAAACAATATGTCTGCGATGGTGCGCTACGTGGACGGGCTGACGGAAAGCGCCACCACCAGCACCGAGCAGGCACAAAGCAACCTGAAAGCCATGAGGACCTATATCCAGGACCTCAGCACGCAGATACCACGGACCACCGAACAAATCTCCAAGATGTCGGCGGCCCTGGGCCAGTCCGGCATCGGTGCGGACCGGCAAATGAGCACGGGCATCCTGCGTGATACCGCCGTCGCCGCGACCGCTATGGACCTTGAAGACGACACGGCGGGCAACTACATGGCGAAGTGGGAGGCCGCCTTCAACTTCAACCATGACCAAGTAATGACGCTGATGGACCAGATCAACTACCTGGGCGCGAACAACGCCACGACGGCGGCGGAGATCGCGCAGAGCGTGAACCAGGCGGCATCCATGGGCCAGATCGCGGGCGTGGACCCGTCGGCTACGGCGGCCATCGCCACGGCCATGCAGGCGACCGGCGTTGCGACGGACCGCGTGGGAACCAGCATTTCGCGTATCTACACGAACATCAGCAAAGGGTCCAACGCCACAAAGGCACAGAAAGCCATGTGGGAGGAGCTGGGCTTCACCGCTGAGGGCATCGCGAGGTCCATGCAGAGCGACGGCATCGGGACGCTGAAATCGGTGTTCCAGGCCATCAACAATATGCCGGACGAGCGCAAGGTGGCTGCCCTGAACACTCTGTTTGGTCAGTGGGCAATCGAAGGCGGCGCGAAGATCACGCACAACCTCGCGCTGCTTGAGAAGACGCTGGGTGAGGTCAACGACCCCGGCCTCTATACGGGCAGTATGGAGCGGGAGTTCCTGATCGAAGCGAGCACGCCGGAAGCGGTCGATATAATGCTGTCGAACGCGAAGGCGGCGCTGATGCAGGACATTGGCCAAGCGTTCCTCCCGGCAAAGAAGGAGTTCAGCCTGTCGATGATCGACTTCCTGAACCAGATCAGGAAGAATATGCCGGAGCTGACGACGCTGGCGAACTCGCTGGGAAAGATCGCAAGCGACGGCGTGGAGCGCCTGGGCGACGCTATGGAGCGGGCGCTGCCCTACATCCAGAAGGGGCTTGACTACCTGGCGAACAACGGGCCGCAGGTGGCCTCGACGCTGGGCAAGCTGGCGGCGGTGTTCGTGGGCATGAAGTTCGCGCCGGGCATCGAAAGCCTTTTGAGCGGCGCGGGGAACCTGCTGCTGGGCAGCTCTGTCGGCGGCAGCGGAAAACGCACCGGCGGTCTGCTGGGCGGCATCAAGAGCCTGTTCCGGGGCGGACAGAAGGCGGCGGGCACGGCTGGCGGCTTCCTCTCCACCTTCGGCGGCGCGGCCAGCGGAAACGGCTTTTTCCAAACGCTGGGGAGCGTGGCATCCAGCCTGATCTCCGGCAACGGCATCAAGGGCACGGCGGGGCTGCTGGAAGCGGCAGCGGGAACGCCGGGCCTCTTATCCGGTTACCAGGGCGCGGGAAGCGCACTGAAAAACAGAATTGCAGGAAGCGGCATCGGGCAGTATTTCGGCAGCGTGTTCTCCTCCCTGGGGAGCTTCGGGAGCACGCTGGGGAACACGAAGACCGGCGGCTTCCTTTCGGGCCTGCTGGGCAAGGCGGGCGGCGCGCTGGGCAACCTGACCATGCCGCTGCGCCAGGGTATCGCAGGTATCGGTGCTGCGGCGACCATTCAAGGCAGCATCATCCAACAGAACCTATCCGGCCTGCTGGGTAAGGCGGGGGGCCTTGTGGGCGGCATCGCCAACTCCGGCGCGGGAAAAGCCATCGGCGGCGTGCTGGGGAGCCTGGGCACCGTGGCGAAGTCGGGAGCCGGTGTGCTGGGAACCGTGTGGGGTCCCATCGCCTCCGGCTTCGGAAGCATCTTCGCGGGAGCCGCGCCGGTGATCGGCGTGATCTCCTCCATCATCGCCGTGGTGAGCATCCTGGGCGACCACCTGGAAGACATCCGGGGCATCATCCAGAACGTATTCGGCGATACCGGCGTGGCTGTGTTCGACAAGTTCATGGGCGTGCTGCAAAACGTGGGCAGCTTCATCACGGGACTGTTTGCGGACGGCGGCGTGGCAAATGCGCTGGCCCCGCTGCGGGAGACCATCACGAACCTGTTCGGAGAGGATGCGGGCGCGGCCTTCGACGGGCTGACGACCATCCTGCAATCGGTGATGGGCGTGGTCGGGCAGATCGTGAGCTTTGCACAGACGACCGTGAAGCCGATCATCCAGGACATTTTCAGTTTCCTGACGGGAACCGTGGTGCCCATCATCCTGCAAACCTTCACAGCGGCGGCTCCGTCTATCGCTGGCATCATCAGCGGCCTCGGCTCCGCCATTATGACGGCTATGCAGATCATCGGCTCGGCCATCCAGGCAGTCATGCCTATCGTGCAGAGCATCATCACCGTCATTATGAGCATCGCTTCCGTCGTGGTGCCCGCTGTGCTGGCGGGTATCTCGGCACTGGCGCAGGGCATCGGCCCCATCCTGGAAGGCATCAAGACCGTGTTCGACGGACTGATCGCCTTCATCACGGGCGTATTCACCGGGAACTGGTCCCAGGCATGGGAAGGCGTAAAGCAGATATTCGGCGGCGCGTTCGACGCGCTGGTGGGCCTGCTGAAAACGCCGGTGAACGCGGTGATCGCGCTGATCAACAAGGCCATCTCCGGCATCAATGGACTGGGCCTGGACATCCCGGACTGGGTGCCCATCATCGGCGGCAAGAGCTTCCACATCAGCATCCCGGAGATACCGATGCTGGCAAAGGGCGGCTTCACCGACGGCGTGAGCATCGCGGGCGAAGCCGGGCGCGAGGCTGTGATCAGCTTCCAGCGCGGCGTGCGGGCACAGAACATCGCCACCTGGGCACAGGCGGGCCGGATGCTGGGCGTGAGCGCCGAGCAGGCGTTGAGCGCGGCGGACGGCGCAGAGCTGAAACCCATCGACCCCGGCGAGGGCGGCGGAGGCGGAGGCAGCTTCACCTTCGCACCGAACATCGTCATTCAGGGCAACGCCGACGCGGACGTGCTTGAGGAAACGCTGCGGCGGGCCAAGGAGGAGTTCGAGGCATGGTACGAGCAGATGATGCGCAAGCGTGCCCGGACGGCCTATTGATGGGAGGAAGCTATGTACACGACAAAGAGCGGCGACACCTGGGATGTGATCGCCAAGGAAGTCTATGGCAACGAATACCACGCGGACGCGCTGATGGCGGCCAACCCGGAGCACATCGACACCTTCCGCTTTTCCGCCGGGGTCGTTTTGAAAACGCCGACGGTGGAGGACGCGCGAGCGGGCACGCTGCCGCCATGGAAATACGAGGCGCAGTATGAATAAGGCAAGAAGTATCGGACTTGCGGTGCAGTACCGCAGCACCCCGTATTCCGCACAGGTGCAGGCAAGCGCCCAGGTGGACGCGGCGGAGGGCGGCGGGAGCGCTGCTTCCTCCGCCAGCTCCGGCTCCGGCGCGGCGGCGGGACAGGCGGTAACGCTGAACAACACGCCCCTCTACGTGAGCAGCGTGGCGAAGAACCCAGCGACCCACAAGACGGGCGTGTATTACTTCTACGACGGCATTTTGATACGCGGGCGCTACCGCATCACCAACACCCCGTCGAGAGTGGGCAAGACCCCGGTGGGCCAGAACGTGACCGGCTGGGCGGACGCGGCGGACTGCGGCGCGGTGAGCACCGCCAAGGCCACGCCTAAGAAGGAGACCTCCAGCCAGGAGGACGCGACGCTGGGTGCGGGCACGGGAACGGACATCGGCCTTTCCATCGAGAGCCTGACCTATGTGGACAACGCGGCGGACGACAGCGACAGCATCGACCTGACGCTGGACGCCCAGGACAGCAAGTGGCTGTGGGGCTGGATGCCGCAGAAGGGCGCGACGCTCTACCCCCGCCTGCTGGGCCACGACTGGGAACGGCCCGGCGACGAGCGGGCCATAGACTGCGGCCTTTTCGTAGTGGACGACGTGAACTACTCGGACACGCCGACCACCTTGCAGCTCGGCGGCGTGAGCAAGCCGAGCGACAGCAATTTCAGCGAGACAGATCGGAAGGTGACGTGGAAGAACACCTCCATCAAGCGCATCGGCCAGACCATCGCGGCGCGCTACGGCCTGGGCTTCACCTATGACGCTGAGGACTACGACATCGAGTGCGACGAACAGGACGGAGCGGACAGCAGCTACTACAATACGCTGTGCCAGAACTACGGCCTGGTGCTCAAGGTGTACGCCCGGCGGCTGTGGGTCTACGACCGGGAGACATACAAGGCCAAGCGGGCGGTGCGGACCTTCGACCGCACGGACATCATCCGTGGGAGCCTGAGCTGGACCACTACCCTTTCCGGGACCTACACCGGCGGAACCTTCGACTACACAGACGCGGACAAGGACTGCGACATCTCCTGCAAGGTGGGCGGCGGAACGCACATCAAGAGCGTGAACCGCAGGGCCACCAGCGTGCAGGATGCGGCGGTCCAGCTCTGCGCGGAGCTGAACCGGGCCAACCATGGCACGATCAAGCTGCGCTTCACCGTTCCGGGAGACTGGACCGTGAGTGCGGGCAACACGATCAACATTACCGGCTACGGCGGCGGCCCCTCCGGCGGAGAGGGCGGCATCAACGGCAAGTATTTCGTGGACAAGGTGACGCACAAATACACCAAGAGCGGCGGATTTACCACGGCCTTCGAGTGCAGCGGCGTCCGGGAGGGCTTCCATCCCTACGAGGTGGGCGGCTCCATCCAGTACAACACGGAGGGGTCCGACACCAGCGACACGAATTACAGCAGCTCCTACGAGACGAGCACGGCGGCCAGCGCCGCCAGTGCGGCGGCGGGCGCTGAGGCCGGAGCGGCGGTGACGCTGACCAACGCCCCCTTCTACTACACCAGCGTGGCCCCAAATCCGAGCTGCTATAAAAGCGGCGTGTTCTATTTCTACGACGGCATCCTGGTCAACGGGCGCTACCGCATCACCAACGCGGCTTCCCGCTGCGGGAAGCTGCCGGTGGGACAGAACGTGACGGGCTGGGTGCCCGCGAGCTACTGCGGCGTGGACACGAGCACCGGCGGCGGAGGCGGCGGCACGAAGGCGACCATGGAGGTGAAGTAGCGATGGCAGGCACGAACCGGGTCGGACGGGTCAGCTCCATCGACTATGAGAGCGGGACCTATGAGGTGACGTATGCGGACCAGGGCCGGAGGGTCACGGCCCGCATCAATGCCATGAGCAACGGCGAATACAAAATGCCGAGAGTGGGCCAGATCGTGAGCGTGACGCACACGAGCAACGGCACGGCGGCGGCCACCACCAGCGGCACCGTATGGAACCGGAGCAACCGCCCAGCGGAGGGCTTCGCCGGGCTTTACCGCAAGGAATACGGCGAGAAGGCCGGGCAGGCTTTTGAGCGCTACGACGCAAACACCGGCATCTACACCCAGTACACCGACGTGCGGACCGGACGCAACTGCAACGGCGACATCTTCGACGAGGCCAAGGGCACCATCAGCCTGATCGCGGAGAAGCTGGTGCAGATCACGAGCAAGATCAAAAGCGTGAGCATCCACGGCAAGGAAGGCGTGGGCATCGGCGCGGAGAAAAGCGTGACCATCGACGCCGGGGAGAACATCAGCCTGGAAGCCGAGGGCGACCTGGACGAGGGCGCGGGCGGCGACCGGGCGCTGACCGTGGGTGGAAAGAACACCGAGCTATACAAGGGCGAGGTGGAGCGGGAGTTTCAGGGAGGCATCCGCGACACTGTGACCGGCGAGGTGACGCTGACGATCAACGGCGTGACCATCACCATCAGCGAGGGCGGCGACGTCTCCATCCAGACCGCCGGAAAGATCAGCATGAAGGCACAGCAAATCGACCTGCAGGGCGGGTCCTCCCTGGTGCTGTAAAAAAACGAACAGCGAGGAGGAAGCGGAAAATGGTGGGCAGCTACATGGGCCGGGTGTTCACGGTGAGCAGCCAGAAGATATTCACGCCGAGCAATCTGAAAGGAAGCGCCGGGAGCGACTGGGCAAACCACGAGATCATCGGCAGGAAGGCACGGAGCCAGTGGGTAGGCCCGAAGCTCAAGAGCTACACCATGGACATCCTCCTGCGCGCGCAGGACGGCGTAAGCCCCCGGTCCACGCTGGATTACTTCCAGCGGGCGGCGGAGAGCCAGATGGTCGATTGGTTCATCATCGGCGGGCGACCGATCTCTGACAACCCCTTCAAGCTGGTGAGCGTCAGCGACGAGTGGGACACGGTGCTCAATGGCGGCGCGCTGATCGAGTGCCGGGTGAGCCTGACTATCGAGGAATACACGTGAGGGAGGGCGAGCCGTGATCTACATTGAGGATACCATTGTCGAGATCGAGGCTGGGACCGTGGACGACCGGACGGCACAGGAAGTCTACCGAAATCTGCAGGTGCTCTACGGCACGGAGACGGGAGAACAGGCCCTTGACCGCGAGTTCGGCATCGACATCAACATTCTGGACAACCCGCAGGAGGCAGCGAAGGCGCTGCTGACAGCGGAGTTTGTACGGAAAACAAAACAGTATGAGCCACGGGTCCGGGTCATGCGTGTGGAATGGACCCAAAATCATGCCAGGGACGGCGGCATCGTCCCGAAGGTGGTGGTGAGCTTTGTCTAATATCAAAGAGCTGGCAAATGTGCCGGAGATCAGCTTCATCGAAAACATGAGCCTGCAGGAGACTGAGGAGCTTGTGCGGGCAAACTACACGCGCATCTTCAAGGAGCTTACCGGGCAGGACGCGGAGCTGGGCGAGGCGGACGCAAAGAACCTGATCATCAAATCGTTCAGCCTTGTGCTCTACCAGGTGATGCAGTATGTGGAGGCCAAGGGCCGGGCAGAGCTTTTGAAGACATCGACCGGCGACGCGCTGGACGCACTGGCGGCTCTGTTCGGCATTACGCGGCAGGAGGCAAGGCGGGCTACGTGCATCGTGCGCTTCACGCTTTCCGGCCAGCGAAGCGAGCCGACGGCCATTCCGGCGGGCACACGGGTGAAGACCCAGGACGGGAAATACTTCAACACCGTGGACTACGCGGAGGTCGCGGCGGGCGAGCTGACCGTGGACGTGAACGTGCAGGCGGAGGAAGCCGGGGCGGAGAGCAGCGGCATCGCCGCCGGAGAGATCGACACGCTGGTGGACCCTATCCCATACGTTGCGGGCGTGGAGAGCATCGAGGCGAGCACGGGCGGGCTGGACATCGAGGACGACGACGGCCTGACGGAACGGGTGTGGCTGGCCCCCAGCAAATACTCCTGCGCCGGACCGCGAGACGCCTACGCCTACTACGTGAAGGAATGGCGGACGGACGTGGACGACGTGCAGATCGTCAGCCCGGAGCCGTGCGTGGTGCACGTTTATGTGGTGCTGGACGGCGGCGTGCTGCCCACGGAGACGGAGCGGGAGGAACTGGCCGCCTATCTCAACGGCGACACCATCCGCCCGCTGACGGACATCGTGAGCTGCCCGGCGGCGGAGGAGGTCCCCTACGACATCGGCCTGACCTACTGGATCGCCAGCAGCGACCAAAAGAGCGCGGGCACCATTCAGGCCCAGGTGGAGGCGGCGGTGGACGCCTACGAGAGCTGGCAGCGCAAGATGGGCCGGGACATCAACCCGACTGAGCTTGTGTACCGGGTCCGCGCGGCGGGAGCCAAGCGCGTAAAGCTGACGGCACCGGCGGACATCGTGATCGAAAAAACGCAGCTCCCGAAGCGGAACACACGCACCGTGACCTACGGAGGGCTTGAGGATGATTAAAAGTCTGCGTCAAGCCCGCATTACAGACGGCCTTCCGAGGGTGTTGGCGAGACAGGAATGGGTGATCGCCCTGTCCGAGGCCCTGGGGCTGGCCCTGGGGAAGACGCTGGACTACACCGACGAGAGCCAAATCTACACACGGCTGGACACCGCACCGGAGGCGGTGCTGGATGTGCTGGCCGTGGACTGGAAGATCGACTGGTACGACACCGAACTGACGGTGGAGCAGAAGCGCCGCATCGTGAAGACGGCGCTGACGGTCCGGCGACTGATGGGTACAGCGGCGGCGGTGAAGCTGCAGGTGCACGCCATCTACCCGGAGGCCACCGTGACGGAGTGGTTCCAGTACGACGGGAGGCCGGGCTGCTTCCGGGTGAGCCTGCCGCTGCCGAAGGAAGGCATCACGGCGGCGGAGTACCGGCGGCTCAAGACCGGCATCCTGACCACGAAGAACGAGCGCAGCCACCTGGACGTGATCGACATTCAGCATGAGTGCGAAGCCGTGGTGATCACGGGAGGGTGCTGCTCCATGAGCCAGATCATCGAGGTATGGCCGGAGCTTGTGAGCGAGCTGGAAGTGACAAGCGAGCGCTTGACTGGCGGCGCGGCCAGCATGAGCCAAACGGCGGAGGTCTGGCCGGAGCTGACGGAGGCGCTGGAAATCCTGACATACCGACACACCGGCGGAGCCGCGAGCACCGCGCAGGCCGTGGAGGTATGGCCGGAGCTGGCGGCGGTGGTGGAGATCACCGTGACGCGGGAGACCGGCGGCACGGCGCACACGGACCAGGCGCTTGAAGTCTGGCCGGAGCTGACCGAGCAAATCGAAGCAACGACAGAGCTGGACCGGAGCGGCGGGACCGCTGCGAGCCAGGTCGTTGAAATATACCCGGAAGGGGGAGGATGAAATGGACACTGAAAACGTAGTTGTCACCAAACAGGACCGAAAGTACAAGACCCTTGTGACCGACATCGGCAAAGAGAAAATGACCAACGCTATTCTGAACGGCAAGAAGGTCAACGTCGTCATGGCGGCGGTGGGCGACGGCGGCGGAAGCTACTACCTGCCCACGGCGGATATGACCGCGCTGGTGCATGAGGTGTGGCGCGGGGCCATCGCCAGCAAAGAGATCAACAGCAAATCCTCTAACATGGTAGACGTGAAGTTCGTGCTGCCGGGGACCGTGGGAGGCTTCACCGCGCGTGAAGCTGCCCTGATCGACGACGAGGGCGACATGATCGCCGTGTGCAACCTGCCGGACACGGAGAAGGCAGCCATCGAGGACGGCATCGCCGCTGCGCTGACCATTCTCATGCACATCGTTATGACCAACAGCGACGCACTGACCTTTACGCTGGACCCGACCACCGACACGGCGAGCGCCGTGTGCGTGGCTTTTACCATCCCGCATGAGGCATGGCAGAGCGCGGGCGGCGCGGAGGACGACGAGGGCGGCGGCACCTACCCGTGCCGGGCTGATGTGGCGTGCGACGAGGCGACCGCCATGCACACGCCCATCGCAACGCTGGACAAGGCGTGCCTGGCGGCGGCCAAGGCGTGCGAGCTGTGCCCCACGGTGGAGACCGCGAGCGGCGTGCTGCGCTTTTGGGCGATGAAGGTGCCGGACGGCGAGCTGACCGGAAGCGTGTTGCTGGTCGGCCAGGGCGGCGGAGGCAAGAGCGGCGACGGGAGCTACACCCTGCCGACGGCAACCCCCTTCCGCCTGGGCGGCGTGAAGGTGGGCGACGGCCTGACCGTGGACAACGAGGGCAAGCTGTCGGTCGATGCGGCCAACACTGAGGAGACCACCGGCGCGCTGAACGAAGTGTTCGGCGCAGAGGACGGCAAATAAGCCGCCCCACAATCCCATAGCACCGTCGCTTGAAGCGGCGGTATTTTTATCGACAATTCCGGGGCATCCCCGAAATTGAATATTTTTTAAGGAGGACAAAAATATGTCCAAATTCGTAAATCTCGAACAGATCAAGGTGCTTGCCAACAAGGTCAAGTCCGAAGACGCCGCCCTGGGTACTAAGCTGGAAGCGGTCACCACCAAGGTCAATAACCTGGTCGCCGCCGGCGGCGAGGCCAACATCCTCGAAGGCGTCAAGGTCAACGGCGCTGCCCTGGCTATCTCCGACAAGATGGTTGACATCCTGATCGCCTCCGGCGAGGAGAACGGCACCATCTCCGTCAACGGCGCTGCTGTTGCCATCAAGGGCCTGGCCGCTCTGGCCTACAAGTCCGAGATCACCGAGGACGAGCTGGGCGAGGCTCTGAAAGCCTCTATCGCCGCTAAGGCCACCAAGGCCGATCTGGACGCCCTGACCGTCCGTGTGGGCGACATCGAGAAGGCCGGTTATCAGACCGCCGAGCAGGTCCAGGCCGCTATCGCTGCCTCCGGCCACGCTCATTTCGAGGTCGCTGAGACCGACCCCACCGCTGAGGGCTTCGAGGCTCAGGCCAACGTCATGTACCTGTACATGAACAGCAAGACCAAGCACTATGACATCTACGCCAAGGTCGGCGAGAGCGTCGTCCTGCTGGATGATACCACCGTCGATCTGAGCGAGTATGCCAAGACCGCCGACGTGACCTCCGCCATCAGCACCGCCATCGCCGCGCTGAACATCGACCAGTACGCCACCGACGAGGACCTGACCGCCGCCGTTGCGCGTGTGACCGCCCTTGAGACCGCTGTTGCCAACGTCTACACCAAGAAGGAAGTGGACGACAAGCTGGCGGCCAAGATGAATAAGGCCGACATGGACGCCTACGCCACCGACGAGGAGGCCCAGCAGGCCGCCGCCACCGCCGTTGCCGGTGCTCAGGCCAGCGACACCGAGTTCAACGCCGCCATGAATGAGGTCTGGACCCCCACCGAGGGCTAAGGAACCTCCTCACGTCAGAAACGAATACCAGGGCCGGGGCGAAATGCCCCGGCCCGCTTATCAGGAGGTGAAACCCAGTTGGCTGACGAGAAGAACGTAACTCTGGAACAGTTCAAAGGCTTTATGACCAAGGCCGACGAGCGGCTGGACAAGTTGGAAGTCGGCAAGGAAAACAAGGTTTCGCCCGTCAGTATCACTATTCCGACGGAGGGGTGGGCCTCCGAGGAGATCGGGGAGACCGACGAGGAAGGAACCGAGGCATCCTATCCCTTCTACTACGACATCGCGGCGGCGGACGTGACCGCAAAGCACCGGGCGGACGTGACGATCAGCCGCGAAAGCCTGGATGCGGCGACGGTGTGCGGCCTGTGCCCGACCAGCGAGACGACAGAGGGGAAAATCAGGCTGCGCGCTATGAAGGCACCGACGGAGGCCATTACGGCGGAATACTGGCTGCGCAGCGGGAAGGAGTAATACATGGCATTAGGACAAGTGAATGTTCCCGGCGCTGCCGGGATGGACGCCGTAGAGGCGAAGCAGGCCGCTCAGGCGGCCAAGGAAGCGGCTGAGGCCGCCCAGCGCACCGCAGAGAGCGCCGGGAAAACGGCGGACGCCGCCATGCAGAAGGCTGCTGACGCCGAGACGGCGGCGGGCAACGCGGGCAACAAGGCGGACGAGGCCCTGAATGCGGCCAACACCGCCGCCAGTGCCGCGACGGCTGCCGCCAGCGCCGCCGGTGCCGCCGAGGAGAGCGCGAACAGCGCCAACACGGCGGCCAACGAGGCCAAGACTGCGGCGAACAACGCGCAGAAGGCGGCGAACGACGCGCTGGAAGCCGTGACAAAGCTGACCAGCGTGATCAACAGCGTACCCACCCAGGCGGGCATCTTGACGTACACGGGCGCGGCACAGTCCCCCTCGTGGAACGGGTACGACACGGAGAAGCTGACCATCGGCGGAACGACCAGCGGCACCAACGCAGGCAGCTACGTTGCGACCTTCACGCCCAAGGAGGGCTACGAGTGGGCCGACGGCACCAAGACCGCCAAGAGCGTGACATGGACGATCAGCAAGGCCAGCCTGTCCGTACCCGCGCAGAGCGGGACGCTGACCTACACGGGAAGCGCACAGTCTCCCCAGTGGAGCAACTACGACAGCAATAAGCTGACCATCGGCGGGACGAGCACCGCCACCAACGCGGGAAGCTATGCCGCGACCTTCACGCCGAAGGCCAACTACCAGTGGTCCGACGGCAGCACCAGCGCCAAGAGCGTGACCTGGGCCATCGGCAAGGCGGCGGGCAGTCTGACGCTGGCAAAGAGCAGCGTGACGCTGAACATCTCCTCGCTGACGGAGAGCGTGGCCGTGACCCGCGCGGGCGACGGCGTGATCAGCGCCACGTCCAGCAACACCGCCACGGCAAGGGTGGAGGTGAGCGGCACCAGCGTGAAGATCACCGGCCTCAAGGCGGGCACCGCCAAGATCACCGTGAAGGTGGCGGCGGGCACCAACCACACCGCGCCCAGCGACAAGACCATCAACGTGACGGTCAGCCTGCCCGATACGAGCCTGGCGAACAACACGCCGGACATCATCGCGGCGGCGGCCAAGTCCGGCCAGGCGGCGAACTATTGGAGCGTGGGCGACAAGGTGGGTATCGCGGTCAATGGCTCTTTCGGAGGACTGAGCTATAACAACACCGTGTACGCCTTCATCCTGGGCTTCAACCACAACAGCAGCGTGGAGGGCGGAAACAGCATCCACTTCCAGTTCGGCAAGACGGCGGCTGGTGTGGACATCGCGTTCGTGAACAGCTACGGCTCGACCGGCACGGGCTTCTGCATGAACACCAGCAACACCAACTCCGGCGGATGGAACAACAGCTATATGCGCAAGACCATTTGCCCGGCGTTCCTGGCGGCCCTGCCGACGGCCTGGCGGAACATCATCGCGGCCTGCACGAAGTACAGCGACAACACGGGCGGCGGCTCCAACACCGCGAGCTACGTGACCGCGACCTCGGACAAAATCTGGCTGCTGAGTGAGATGGAGGTCCAGGGTACGAGAAGCTACGCCAACAGCGCCGAGGCGAACTACCAGAAGCAGTACGACTATTACAAGAACGGTAATAGCAAGGTCAAGTACCAGCACACGGCAACGACGAACGCCTGCATCTGGTGGCTCCGCTCCGTGTATGCGAGCTACACGAGCGGCTTCTGCCGTGTGAACGCGGGCGGGTCTGCGAGCGGCAGCGGCGCCTACTATTCGTATGGCTTCGCGCCGGGCTTTAAGGTGGCCTAATCCGAAATCAGGCGTCGAAAGTGGAGCGGTGGGGGCGCAAGCCCCTACCAGCGAAACGCCAAGCACCGAGTACCCAAATCAGCACAGGCCCCATCCGGCGGGAGCGGCAACGCTCCTGCCGGTGGCGGGGGCACCAAACCGGAAGGGAGAACACCGAAATGGCAGTATACAAATCGCGGCGCAAGGACGCGGCGGCGCAATTCGTGGCAGACGCACGAGAACTGCGGAAGGCCACGGTGCGCATCGCACGGAAGTTTCCGGCCAGCTACAAGTACGTGACCACGGGGCCGCTGCTGCAACTGGCGAGCGAGGTCTACATGAACGCGCTCAAGGGAAACAGCATCTACGTCCACAAGGACATGAGCGAGCGGGACTACGAGCTGCGGCACCGCTATCTGGCGGCGGCCACGGCCAGCGCCGACGCGCTGCTGGGCGAGATCACCTTCTGCTATGAGTTGGTGGACGACGGCAACAACTTCTTCCGTAACAAGGAGGAGTACGAGCGGACGTTCCAGACCTGGACGACATTGGCGAACAATGCGCTGTCGCGCCTGCGGGGTGTGATGGACAGCGACAAGCGCCGGTGGAATGGGTACATGAGAGACCGGAAAGCAAAAACACTATAAATCCCCGTAGGGCAAGTTCTGACGGCCACGCCTGCAACTGGTGGCTCCGCTCCGTGAATGCGAGCAACACGAACAACTTCTGCAATGTGAACACGGACGGGTCTGCGAACAACAACAACGCCTACAATTCGAATGGCTTCGCGCCGGGATTTAAGAACAACCTGGGGCCTGAACAAGTAGCGAACTGCGAAGCTGTGCCCCAAACCTTAAAGGAGAACTTGACCCTTGGAGACTGGCCCGCCATGCGCGGGCTTCATTCCTTAAATCACCACTCGATACGGAGGCCCGGACGCTTCTTGCATGGCCGGGGATTTACGGCGGCGTTGCCCCGGCTCCATGAGCAACCGTTATGCAGCTACTTCAAACCGCTGCGGCAGACGACGCAGGTGCGGGAGGTCATGCGACCCGCAAACCGCGCGCCAGACCGAACGCTGTACGGGTGGGATACTGCATTGGAGGCAACATGATTGAATAGCCAAGAGAGGCACGAGGCCAGATACCAGCGGCGAAAGGCCCGGCGCGAGCAGAGGGCGCGGGAGGCCGGTGGAGCGAGCTTCGAGGAGGTCATGTCATTCGGGAACATCTGCAAGGCCGGAAAGAGCTGCTGCGACGGAGCGCGGTGGAAGACCTCCACCATCAACTTCGAGACGAATCTGCTGGGCGAAGCACAGGCGACCTATGACACGCTGCACTACGGAAAGCGCGTGTTCAAGGGCTTCCACAGCTTTGCGACGGTGGAGCACGGGAAGGTGCGGAACATCGACGCGCTGCCCATCCAGGAGCGGGCCATCCAAAAATGCCTGTGCAAGAACCTTCTGACGGAGGTTTATTCCAGGAGCTTCATCTACGACAACAGCGCGAGCCTGAAAGACCGGGGCATGGACTTCCAGCTCCGGCGGCTCAGGAAGCACCTGCAGGACCATTACCGGCGGTATGGGACTGAGGGCGGTATCTACCAGTTCGACTTCAAGAATTATTTCGGGAGCCTGCCGCACGAGGAGATCAAGCGGCGGGCGCGGAAGAAGATCATGGACGACCGGTTATACACATTGTTCTGCGACTTTGTGGATGATTTCCGGCTGATGAAGACCGCCGACAAGGAAGCACACCGGGGCGTGGGCCTGGGCAGCGAGGTATCGCAGATCATCGCCCTTGACTACGCCAGCCCCATCGACCATTACGTGAAGGACGTGCGCGGCATCCACGGGTACGGGCGGTATATGGACGACGGGTATGTGATCAGCAATTCCTTGGAGGAACTGGAAGACATCAAGCGCAACCTGTACCGCCTGGCTGAGGCGCTGGGCATCGCCATGAGCGACAAGAAGAACATCATCACGCCGTTCCGGCACCACAGCTTCACCTTCCTGAAAATGCGGGTGACGCTGACGGAGACGGGCAAGGTGGTGATGAAGCTCAGTCGCAAGAGCATCCGCGCCATGCGGCGGAAGATGGATATTTTCCGGCGGTGGATGGACGAGGGCCGAATGGGACCGGAGGACGTGTTCCAGTCCTATCAATCGTGGAGAGCGCACGCGAAGCGGTGCAACAGCTACGACACGCTGCGCGCCATGGACGAGCGCTTCACGCGGATGTTCGCTGAGGAACTGGCCGGGCGGCGGAAGCCGTTCCCGTGCACGATGAAAGCCACACGGACCGGGTGCGGCTGGATATACCGGCGGCACGGAGCCGTCATTGAGGAGGAAATGTGCGCATGAAGTACATCACACACAACAGGTTCAAGAAGCTGGCCGCCTGCGGCGAGGCCGTGAACATCCCGTATGGCACGGAGATGGAGACGGCGGGCGACTTCATCATCACCACGGAGGGAAAGCCGATCTGCTACGCGACCAGCGAGGCCGCGAAGATGCACTTCGCCCGCAACGACGACGGGCAAGGGCTGGAACGCGGGAGGCTGACCTGGGCCATCGCGTACTCCCGGCGGGTGCGGACCGGCCCGAACGGACGGCAGCAGCGCTTCACCGAGGAGGAGATCGAGCTACTGGAACGGAAGTGGGCACATTTCCTGCGGCAGGATGTGGAGGTCATTCTGTTCAACGAAGACTTTTTCGCGGCGGCGGTGCCGGAGCTGAAAGAGCTTGCGGACGCGCTGCACATCAAAGTGAGGAGGTAAGACCCATGTATGCAATTATCAGCAAAGGCGAGCTGCTGGCCCTGTGTGAGCGTCCCCGCTATGTGAAGCGGAACGAGGAGACCGGGGCCTATGTGGAGGCGGCGGAGGCTGAGGCCATCGGCATCGCCGTGGGCGGCGAGGTGTACAACCTGCCCGGCGGCACCGCCATCCCCGACGCGCCGGAGGCGCTGGCACAGGAGGGCGAGGCTGAGGAGTATGTGTTCCGCAACCACGCCCGCATCATCGAGAACGAGGAAGCGACCAACGCCGCCTTCGTCGCCATGGAGGAAGCCATGTGCGATATGGACAGCTCCTCGGAGGAGCGGCTGACGGCGGTGGAAGAAGCTCTTTGCGAGCTGGACAGCGCTGCAAACGGAGGAGGTGAAAACTGATGAACGCTATTTGGGCTAATCGACTGGTGGCCGGTACGCGCAAGTGGGCCGAGGTGCCTGCTTCCCGCAAGGCTGGCGTCAAGGCGGAGCTGGCGAGCCGCGTGGAGAACGGCAAGATCAGCGCCGAGCAGTACGAGGAGATCACCGGCGAGGTCTATGCCGGTGAGTAATCTCCAAATCATCGAGGAGCTGTGCGGCATTTGTACCGACCTGGCGAAGATCGTCACGGAGCAGCAGAAGCTCCTCGCGCAGCACGACGCCATTGCGCTGGCGGAGGACATCGACCGGGTGAAGGTGCGGTATACCGCGCTGATCGGAAGCGGAGAATGGCCGGACGAGGCGCTGGGCGAAGAACTATGATCGGCGGGGGCCGGGTGGGATAGCTGCCCGGCCCTCCCCTGTATCGTCAACAACCAGGAAAGGAGGGTGCCGTTATGGACGACCCCTATATCTCACGGGCAGAGCACGAGGAGTTCAGCCGCCGTCTGGCGGAGGAGAACAAGAGGCAGGACAAGCGTATCGAAATGCTTGAGGAGAACGTGCGCGAAATGCGGGCGCTGACGAACTCGGTGGAGCGGTTGGCGACCAGCGTGGAGGACATGGTCAAGGAGCAGGAGAAGCAGGGCAAGCGCCTGGAAGTGCTGGAAGGACGGGACGGTGAAATGTGGCGCAAGGTCGTGGGCTACATCATCACCGCCGTTATCGGCATCGTGATCGGCTTCGTGTTCCATCAAGTCGGTATGTGAGGAGGGCGGGCCATGAAGTACGTGTGGGTAGTCATGGCCGCCTTTTTCTTTGGCCTGGGAGCGGGCCTTCTCCTCTGCAACAGTACGATCAGCCATCTGCGCCGCAGGCTGCGCGCCCTCCGGCTGAATGGCGATCAGGGGAAGAAGACCGAGACCATGAAAAAGGTGGTCTGGATATGCCTGGGAAACGGGTTCGCGTGGATATGGTGCAGCTATGTCCTCGCCTACCTGGGACGGGAGCAGATCGCGGAAACGCTGTCGTCGGTGGCCGTGAAGGAGATCATCGGCGTGGTGCTGGCATACGCCATCAAATCCGTCCTGGAAAACCTGAGCAAGAACAATCACTGGCCGGATAAGCCGGACCCCATCGCCCCGGCGGCGGAGGAGGAAACGGCGGACCAGCCAAGCAACGACCTGTAAGGAGGGCAAAAACGGAATGACTGAAAACCAGTTACGCCAGAAGGTCGTCAAAATCGCGGTGAGCTATCTCGGCTGCAAGGAAGCGGACGGGAGCCACCGAAAGATCATCGACCTGTACAACAGCCACAAGCCCCTTGCCAGAGGCTACGCCGTGAAGTATACGGACGCATGGTGCAGTACCTTTGCTTCCGCTGTCGCCATCGCCGCCGGGCTGACTGACATCATCCCGACGGAGTGCGGGTGCGAGAAGCACATCGCCCTGTTCAAGAAGCTGGGCGCGTGGGTGGAGAACGACGCCTATGTGCCGAAGCCCGGCGACTACATCTTCTACGACTGGCAGGACGGCACGAACTACGCCACGACGGACAACACCGGCGCGGCGGACCACGTGGGCATCGTGACCGAGGTGAACGGCAGCACCATCACCGTGATCGAGGGCAACATGAGCGACGCCGTGGGGTATCGCCATATCGCCGTCAATGGCCGGTATATCCGGGGCTACGGCGTGCCGAAGTACGCCAGCAAGGCCACAGGGGCCGACGCCGGGACGACAGGCGGAGAGAGCGGCGGGACCAGCGATGCCGGAGCGGGCACCTGCAAGGTGGGCGACATCGTGAACTTCACCGGAGGGAAGCACTACACCAACGCGAACGCGGCCAGCGGCACGGCCTGTAAGCCGGGCAAGGCCAAGGTCACGCAGGTGTACCAGCCGGGCAAGGCGAAGCATCCGTATCACCTCGTCGCCGTAAGCGGCGGCGGAAGCACCGTGTATGGATGGGTGGACGCGGCGGACATCGGCGGCTCTGCCACCGGCGGGACGCGCACGCACACCGTCGTTCGCGGGGATACGCTGTGGGCGCTGGCAAGTACCTATCTCGGAAGTGGGAGCCGCTACAAGGAGATCATGCGCCTGAACGGCCTGGCTTCCGAGATCATCCATGTCGGGCAGGTGTTGAAGATGCCTGCCAAATAAGAGAGGAAGACGTTTATGGAACTGACGCTCAATATTTCGGCCATCGTCGCCATCATCGGCGCGCTGACCGTACTGACCAACATCATCGTGGAGGTCCTGAAACGGGCCACGTGGGAGAAGATGCCCACGAACCTGCTGGCGATCATCGTCGCCATGGTACTGACGCTGGTGGCCTTCTTCGGGTATATGGCCTTCATGGGCTACGCTGTCATGTGGTATTACGTGACCGCCGCCGTTGTGGTGGGCTTCGCGGTGGCCTACGCTGCCATGTTCGGCTTCGATAAGCTGAAAGAAGCGCTCGGTCAGATCAAGAAAAATAACGAATAAGTGAGAAATCCCCCGGCGGAGGTCCAGAGAACGGACGTCTGCCGGGGGATTTTTTGTTTAGGCGCGCCTGCTCAGGTACAGCACGTGCGAGATATAATATTCCAGAGTGAAATCGCTGTCCGCTGCGACGTTCTGCTCCATGGCTTCACGCATCGCGGCGGCGGTGCTGCCGTCGAAGTCGTCCATGGTGAACAGGTCCACAATGCCGGGGCACACGATCTGTTCCTGGCACACCTCTTTGAAGCGGAAGGCAAGCTCCGTGCGCTCCTGCTCCCCTCGCATCAGTCCGGCAATCAGGCAGGCCCGGAGGGTACGGCGGAAGTTTTCGGAGTTGCACAGCTCACGCATGGGGTAGCCCGCGAGAAAGTCGAGGCGGCGGAATGGAACATCATAGCTTGCGAAGATGGTGTGGGTCTTGCCGGAGGGGTGAACATAGCCCCACCGACTGTCATAGTCACGGTATGCGGCGACGGCTCCGGGGTAGTCCGGCTCCTTCAAAGCCAGCGTGGCCCGGCGGATAGCCTCGGACAGGTTGACGCCGTGGGCCGCGATCAGCGCGGAACCGGAGGCGGTCAACTCCAACAGTCTGCGGCTGGGGCTGATACGGAAGCCGTCGGCCAGAAGCCGGGCGGCCTGCTGCTCTTTGGTGCCGCTGATCGGAAGGCCACGCTTGCGCAGGAGGTCCTTCATGGCGTCCTTCGAGTAGAGCACGGAAAGCGTCAGGCCCGCGTCCGCGTTCTGCACGAAGCCACATCGGACCAGAGCGCGCCGGGCCTCTCTTGCGCTGCCGAAGTCTGAGGCGTCCAGCACATCCGGCGTGAATGGGCGTGAGCGCTGTGGGTCCATGAAGCGGATGGTGTAGAAAACCGCCCTGGGGTCGCGGTGCTCGCCTGCCGCGATCTCTGAAAAGGCCGGAAGCACGGCGGGATACAGCAGATCGGCGGTGTGTGGGACGCTGCCGGAGCTGTTGACACGCGCCGGGGGCTTACGAAATGAGAATAGGCCCATGTTCTCCCCTCCACATTTTTTATATTTTTGCGCATTTATGGGATATTACCATAAGAATATCAGAGAATATGGTAAAGTCAAATAAAATATGGGAATATCACATAGCGAGGAGAGGCGAACACTTGAAGATCATCAATCTGGACGGACGGCGAAATGTATCTGGCGAGCGGGTCCGGCAAATGAGAACGAAGAAGCGTATGACACAGGCGGACTTGGCGGCGAAGGTGCAGACCACGGGCGTTATCCTGGAACAGGACGCCATAAGCCGCATCGAAAGTGGGAGCCGCATGGTGCAGGACTACGAGCTGCGCGCCCTGGCGGAGGTGCTGGGCGTCACCTCGGACTGGTTGATGGACGAGGAAGAAAAATAATTATGCCGTAGGCTTAAAGCCTACGGCATTTCTTTTTGCGGCGCTCTGAGCGCTTGACATTCTGCGCTTTTATGGGTTATTATCCCCGAAAAAAGAAGGGAGTGCCCACAATGAGCAGCGAAAAAGGACGGAGATTTTCCCATCTGCGGTGGAAGGACCGGCTGAAAATTGAAAGAATGTTGAAGGAAGGCCACAAGGTAAAGGAGATCGCGGCGGCGCTGCACGTGGACAGCACCACCATCTACCGGGAGATCAAGCGCGGAAAGACGGTCCAGCGCACGACGGAGCTGATTGACCGGGAAATCTACTGCCCGGACGTGGCAGAGAACAAGTACCGGGCCAACCTCGCGGCCAAGGGTCCGGCGCTGAAACTGGGCAACGACTACAAGCTGGCGGCATACATCGAGCAGAAGATCGTGGAGGAACGGTATTCGCCGGAGGCGGTCCTGTTGAAGATCAAGGAGGAGCGGCTGACCTTCTCCGTGACGCTCTCCAAGTGGACGCTGTATTCCTACATCACCAAGGGCGTGTTCCTGGGCGTGACGAACAAGAGCCTGCCGCGCAAGGGGAAGAAGAAAAACAAGGGGTATCGGAAGGTCCGGGCCGCGCACCTTCCACAGGGCGACAGCATCGAAGACCGCCCGGAGGAGATCGCGGAACGAGCGATGCCAGGAGACTGGGAGATGGACACGGTGGTATCCTGCAAGAAGGACGCGGCCCGGCTCCTGGTGCTGACGGAGCGGATGTTCCGCCAAGAGATCATCATAAAAATGCCGGACGGCACCACTCAGAGCGTCGTCCGGTCGCTGGACAGGCTGGAAAGGAAGCTGGGGTCGCGGATGTTCCGCCGGATATTCCGCACGATCACCGTGGACAATGGCAGCGAGTTCGCAGACTGCGAGGGCATGGAGCGGTCATGCCTGACAAAGCGGGCGCGGACGCACATATACTATTGCCATCCGTACAGCGCCTTCGAGCGCGGGAGCAACGAGAACGCGAACAGCCTTATCCGGCGGTGGCTCCCGAAGGGGACGAAGCTCTCCGAGGTATCACAGGCGGAGATCAAGCAAATCCAAATCTGGATGAACAACTACCCAAGGATGGTTTTAGGCGGGCGCTGTGCGAACACGGCGCTGGCCGAGTGGATGGCGGCGGAGGGCGTGCTGCTCCCGTTCGTTCATATTTAAGAGAAAAACGCACGCATAACACAAGAAAATAACACGGAAATAACACGATAAAGCATAGGCTACCGGCGGGACTTTGGCGGGTGGCCTTTTCGTGCTGCCCAAAATGCACAAAATAACGCAGAATAGTTTGTTGAAAAAGCACGGCATTTTTTGCTTGACTTTTTCCACTGCAAAAAAACAGAAAAAACGTTTGACAAACCGGACAGGCAGGTGTACAATACAGTTGAGCACGAATAGAGTCACCCCCCTCTGTCCGTGCCAC